GGTGTAAGTATAGACGAATTAAATGCTGCGATTTCTGCTGTCACTGCAACTGGTGTTCCTGTTGAATCGACCTTTGCAGGACTACGACAGGTTATTGCTTCGATACAAAAGCCTACAAGTGAAGCCTCAAAAGTTGCAGAAAAATTAGGTATTGACTTTAGTGCTTCAGCTTTAAAATCAAAAGGATTAAGTGGAGTTTTAGAAGAAATTGTTAAAAATGGTGGAGCAAGTGCAGATAATTTATCTAAATTATTTGGAAGTGTAGAGGCTCTTACAGCAATACAACCTTTGTTAAATGATGAATTAGTCAAATTTAATGAAGCTTTAGAAAACCAATCAAATGCACAGGGAAGAGCCGCACAAGACGCTTTTACGGCATCTAATACAATACAAGGGCAGTTAACAAGATTAGGGACTGCATTTACAAATTTAACAACTGAGGGTTCTGATTTTGGAGTAATAATTAGAGAAGTTTTAAAAGTAACTGCTGTTACTGTCGAAGCTTTAGGGCTTGCTGTTAAAGCTGTCTTTTTACCTTTCAGACAACTATTTGCTGTAATTGGTGAGATAGGTAAAGCTATTGGGGAAGCAATAGGAGTTGATGCAACAAAAACTTTATTTAATCTGGAACAGGGTTGGATAAGTATAAAAGAAGCGGTTAGTGAGGCTTCAAATAGAGCTATATTTTTTGCAAAAATTATTGGTCGAGTTATTGGTGTAACAATAAAAAAAATTATTGAGTTAAGAAAAAAAATTGTAGAGGGTTTTATTCAAGCAACAAAACCAGTAGTTAATTTTTTTGAAGGACTTCAGCAAACTGTTGGTAATGTGGCTGGAAACATAGTCACTTTTTTTAGAGAGGCTTTTCAAAAACTTATTGATATTATTCCAGCACCAATAAAAAAATTACTTGGTGGTCTAGAACTGCCAAAGCTAAATCTTGATATAGGAATACCTAAGTTACAAAATCCATTTAAAGGTTTAAAAGAAAAACTAGGAGAGTTAAAAGATGGAACTATTGAATTTTTTGAACTTGAAGAACTAATTACAGCAGAAAACAATAGACAATTAGATGCAAAAAATAATATTGTCAAAACAAATGGAGACATAAAAAAAAGTGTTGAAGCAATAACTCCAGCAGAAAAAAAAGCGAGAGAAGAGGCTGAAAAATTAAAAGAAACTTTTAAAGGTATAGGAGAATCAGTTAGAAATGATTTAGTTTCTAACTTGTCAGATGCCATAACAGGAGCAAAATCTTTTGGTGATGCTATGAAAAATGTATTAGGTAACCTTAAAAAAAGACTTATTAATCTTGCTCTTAACAAAGCTATAAGTGGTATCGGTAAATCTTTAAGTGGTGGTAAAGGTTTTGGAGGTGGTTTCTTATCTGGTTTGTTTGGTAAAGAAAGAGGTGGAAGAGTATCTGCTGGTGGTGCTTTTGTTGTTGGTGAAAGAGGGCCTGAATTATTGCAGATGGGTTCTAAGGGTGGTACTGTCATTCCCAATAGTCAGCTTGGAAAGGGTGGCGGTGGTACAACAAATGTAGTTACTGTAAATGTTGATGCAAATTCAAGTAATGTGTCTGGTAATAATGCAGATGCAAACCAACTTGGTCAACAATTAGCAGCAGCTATACAATCAGAACTAATAAAACAAAAACGTGCTGGAGGTTTATTAGCATAATGGCAACTTTTCCAAGTATTACTCCACAATATTCGACACAAGAAACTGTTGAACAGAAAAGTATAAGAATTACTTTAGGCGATGGTTATGAACAGCGATTTGTTCAAGGTTTGCCAGCAAATAAAAGGTTAATTACTTTAAATTTAACTTTTAATGTTTCCACAACAGATGCAACGACAATAGATACTTTTCTAAATGCAAGATTTGACGATCAAGCAAACTTTGACTTCACCCCGCCACATCATTCGTCAGCTTTAAAATTTATATGCACAAGACGCAGTAGGACAGCAATATTAAATAATAGAGTTACTATGAACTTAACTTTTGAACAAGTTGCAGAACCCTAATGGCAATACCAGTATCTGAGCTACAAAAACTTAATCCCAGTTCAAGGATTGAATTGTTTGTAATGGAGCTTGTAGAGGGTTTGCATTATGCTACAGGAAACCCATCTAGTGTTCCCACTACATTTAGATTTCATGCTGGCTCAAGTATGAACTCAAATGCAGAAATAGTATGGCAAGGTAATTCTTACCAAAGATTGCCAATCACATTTGAGGGTGCTGAGTTTACTGGAAAAGGTCAAGTTCCAAGACCAACCTTAACTGTTGCAAATTTAGGCGGTATCACAAGAAGTGGATCAGTTCTTACTGTTACCGATTTGATGATAATTGTAAATTTAACAACACCTCATAATGACTTGGCAGATGCAAAAATTACACGCATAACAACTCTTGCAAGCGAACTTGACGCAGCCAACTTTCCTAGTAGTAGCAATCCCTTCGGTACTCCATCATCAAATGAATTACCGCAAGAAATATTTTTTATTGATAGAAAAACAAGCGAATCGAGAGAACTTGTGCAGTTTGAACTTGTCGGGGCTTTAGATCAGGCAAATAAAAAACTGCCAGCAAGACAGGTAACAAGAAATGAATTTGCTGGAGTTGGTACTTTTATTAACAGATAATGAATTATATCTGGAAACAAGACGCAATCAAACATGCACAGCAATGCGACCCTGATGAATCATGCGGAATCGTAGCAATAAAAGACAATCAAGAAAAGTATTATCCTTGTAAAAATATATCATCTGAATATAAAACTGAATCTTTCATAATAGACCCCATTGACTATGCAAACGTTGAAGATTCTGTAGATGAGATTGTTGGCATTGTTCATAGTCACCCTCAGGATATTTTAGAGTTTTCTCAATCCGATAAATATAGTTGTAAGGCAATAGATTTAACTTTTTATCTCGTTTCACCAAAATCAGATAAAATAGCAGTAATACAACCTGATGAAATAAATGCTTAAAAAAATAAAAGTTTACGGTACTTTAAGAAAATTCTTAGGTCAGGCAGAGTTTGAAGTTGATCTTAATACACCCAGAGAGGCGATAAGTTTTTTAGTTTGTAATTTTAAAGGTATTGAAAAACATATGGCAGAGCAGTTTTACACAATACAAGTTGGAGCAAGAGTTATTACAGAAGATTTATTAAATTTCAATACACAAGAAGATATAAAAATAATCCCTGTTGTTCATGGTAATTTCTTTCAGATTTTACTAGGTGCTGGTGCTTTATTTGGCTCGTCAGCTTTGGGTAAATTAACGGCTTTTGCAGGGCAACAACTTTTAACAAGTGCATTGACAGCGGTTGGAACAAGTATGCTTATAGATGGAGTCACAACTATGCTGACACCACAGCAAAGTACCTCTTCAGCAGTTTCTGGACAGGATAGTTTAGACCCAGCAGCTTTGGCTTCTAATTACTCTTTCACAGGGCTGACGAATATTAGTAATGCTGGTGTTCCAGTGAATTTAGTATATGGAGAAATCTTAGTTGGCTCTATTGTGGTTTCTAATGGTGTTGATACAGTTCAAGTAGAGGGGAATAATTAATGGCTATTCAAGAATTTGATCAGAATACAGTATTTAATAATCCTGATCTACCTAGTGGTGCATTATCTTCCAAGCAGTTTAATACAGTCGTGGAGATCGTGGGAGAGGGGGAACTGGAGGGATCGGCAACAGCATCAAAGGCTGGCATAACAGATAAGACCTCAACTGCCTACTTCAATGCTTTTAAAAAAGATATATTTTTAAATGGCACTCAGGTTTTACAGGAAGCCGCAAGTAATACATCACCCCAAGACAGCGATTTCAATTTTAAAGATGTTGGTTTTGACTTTAGACTTGGAACATCAAGCCAGACATTTATTGAAGGTATTTCAAATATTGAAACTGAAACTGTTATTGGTACAACTGTCACGACTTCTTCCCCTGTTACTCATACAGTAAGTTCAAGTACCATTAATGCTGTGAGGGTCACACTAAGATTTCCTTCAATGCAAAAGTTTGAAGATGATGGGGATATAAATGGAGTTTCAGTTAACTTACTAATAAAAACTATAGAAAATGATGGAACAACAACAACAGTTATTAATGACACAGTTGAGGGGAGATCAACAAACGCATATTTTAGAGATTATATTGTCAAATTAAAGTCAACAACATCTTTTCCTGTTGCAATAAGAGTTGAAAGAGTAACCGCAGACAGTACAGATGCAAAACTTGTTAACGCTTTTCAATTTAATCAAGCCACAAATATTATTTTTGAACAGAATGCTTATGCTAATACGGCTCACGTTGCACTTAGATTCAATGCCGAACAGTTCCCAAGAATCCCAAAAAGGGTATATAGGGTTAGAGGTCGTAAGGTAAAGATTCCACATAATGCAACTGTAGATTTGCAAACAGGTGCAATATCTTATGCTGATACATTTAATGGAACATTTAAAACAGATAAAGAGTGGACAACAGACCCTGCATGGATACTTTATGACTTACTTATAGATACAAGGGCTGGTTGTGGAATTGCGGAGGCAAATTTAGATAAATTTAGTTTTAAAACAGTCAGTGAATACTGTGGTACATCAGTTGATGCTGGTAATGGTGATGGGTCTACTGAGCCAAGATTCAGTTGCAATGTAAATATCACACAGCAACAAGAAGCATATACACTAATAAATTCATTATGTTCTGTGATGCGTGTTATGCCATTTTATTCTGCTGGTGGTATAGCAATATCACAAGATGCTCCAAAAGATCCAAGTTATATCTTTACAAATGCAAATGTTACGGAAGCTGGCTTTTTATATGCTGGCTCAAGTTTAAAAACAAGACATACAGTAATCAATGTTAGTTATTTTGATATGACAACTCAAGAAGTTGATGTTGAAACTGTTGAAGCTGATGCAGCAACGCAAACAAAATATGGAGTGGTTGTAAAAAATATAAAAGCATTTGCTACAACAAGCCGTAATCAGGCAAGAAGATTAGGCCGTTGGTTTTTATATAATGAACAAAATTCTGGGGAAACTTGTTCTTTCACAACAACCGCTGCTGCTGGTGTATTAGTGCGCTGTGGTGATGTCATTGAAATATCTGACAGATTAAAAGCT